TCACTGCGGCCTCGAGGGCTTGGCTGGCGTCACGCGCACATGCGCCCACGGCTGCGCCGCCATCAACTTCGTGGCGCGTTCGCCGTTGCCCTCGATCACGAGCACCGTAAGTTCCCCGCCTTCGGCATCGGCAAGTTGACTCGCCGTGAACGCTAACACTGCCCGCAACTTCTCGCGGCTGTGTTCGCTGCCATCTGTCGCCTTCGCATCGTAGGTGTATTTCTCATCTTGGCCGTCCCACGCGTCATCGGGCGTTCGGTAATACCGAAAACGATACGTAGCCCGCCACGGGGCATCGGGGCTGTCCCGGTAGAGCGCGGCCATCCAATCGCCATAGGGCGGCAACCCGACGAACCACATCCGGTCGACGTAGGTCGTTTCGCCGAATTCGAAGATCGCCATCACGTTCCTCCCGTCGATCCCTGATTTCGTTGGCCTTTTTTTGGGCGCTCGCTCACGTCTTTCGCGGGGAAGCCCAAAGAGCGCCTCCAGCCGATTGCAATTCTGGGAAGGGTCAGGACAGCCCGCTATTGGCTTTGTCGCGCCTGGGAGCTGCCTGACGCGGTTCCTGGGCCTTCTCGGGGCCTTCCGCGACCACGCCCGCCGTCTCTGCCCACGTCAGCGCGACGCCAAGTGCGGCGAATTCGTGCGATTTCAGCCCGTAAAGTGGCCCCTGCTTTGACTTTAGCCCGATTGCGGCCTCTTTGCCCGGGCCGAAGCGGTCGATCAGCGCTTGCCGGACGTTGGCATCGGTCGCTCGCGCCGAGTGGCACAGGTGGAGCTTCACCGCGCGCCGGCTGAGCTGATGCGCCGGACCGCGCCATGCTTGGTGGAACCGGCCACTCCACCAAACGGTCGCGAATGTTTCCGCGCCGACTGGCATACCAAAACTCTCAACCATCTCCACGACGAGCGGATCCAGTGGCCCGCTGTGCGTGGCAAGCCAGTTGACCAGATCCGAATTCGGCCACGTTCGAAACGTGAAGATCGTCTTCGCCAACGAGTCGTAGACCACCAGCGCGCTCTCTTCGGTGCCAGGGTCAATCGCGGTGACGAGCATCAGAGCCACGTCGCGATGGCGGCGAAGGACACAAGCGCGAAGAATAACCAGACGGCGGTGACGGTCACGTGCAAGGACACTTTGGGATGCATAGTTACTCCTTGGGGTTGGGAGCGAGGTTGGGCGACTTCGCGTGCTTCAGGATCGCCTTCATCTGGTCCGTCACGTCATGTTTGATACTCGCGACAAGGTAGTGGAGTGGTTGCCCGTCCAATCCGATGCCGCGCTTTTCACGATACCGCGTGACGACAAACCAGCGTTTCGTGAGTTCTGAAAAGACAATGCGCGGAATCATTTCGCGTCCTTCTCGGCGAGGCTGGGCAGGAGCGCGGCGTTTCTTTCGATGAGCGCATCAAGTGCTGCTTTGCATGCATCGATACCGTTGACATGACCGTCGTGCCTCACCGATCGCTGATTCTCCCCGACGGCCAATAATCGATCCGCTTCGACACCGATTTGTTCCCGTGCCGTTTGCCATTGTTGACTGAGAGCAAATAACTGCTCACTAAATTCTCTGACTTGGCGCTGGAGGGCCAAGAGCGCGGACCGCGTGTTGACGGCCAACGCTCGCCACTCGTCCCGTTCCTGTTCGACGACGTCGAGGCAGTTAGAGGCGAAATCGGCCATCCACACCGCGATATCATTCTCTAACGGCGTCCCGTCGATGAAGCGCCGATAGAGCACGCTTGCGTTGACGTGCTCTTTCGCAGCCTTCAGTAGCGAGACGTAATCAGTCGCCGCGATCCGGTCAGGCTCGCTCATCGGGCCGCCTGTTTCGGTTTGATCAAGTTGAGAATCTTTTCCGCCTCATCGACGCGGATCGGACTGGCCGCGCTTTGTGCCGTCCAGATCACGAATGTCGAGAGGGCTTTTTGCAAGTTCTCCACATCGCGCTCCAGATCTTCGTGAGACTTATTCATCGGCAGACTCCGCACTTCATCGCGATGCCACATGGCATCACTTCACACACACCCACTGCCAATACGCGTGCCCTTGCGGATCGATGACGCACTGCGCGACAAGATCGCGGCACCCCAGAGGCGGCAGCGGCTTCAACGGTTTCAGTCCGCAGTCGGCCGCGACAGCGGTATACGCATCGATCGCCGATGTCATTGCAGCCGTATTGCCTTTCCGCGCGTAGGCGAGCGCTTCTTCCAGATACCGTTGTTGGATGTCGCGAGCCTTAGGCGCCGCATCAATCGCCGTGGCCGCCGCGAGCATGTCGTCCCACTCCTGTTGTGACGCCACACGCCGTGCTGGCGCAATCGGCGCGACAACCGGCGGTGGCACGAACACGGGCCGCGGTGGGAATAGCACGAGCGGCGCAACGGTGAGATCAGCGATCACACGATTCCAGATTTCTGCACGTTGCAATGCGGCTCGAGCCGCGACATTCGATTGCTCAATCAAGATATCCGTGACACGGCTTTGCGCGAAGATCGAAGATGAGGACAGCACAACGAGCGCGGCGAGAACAATGGGTTTCATTGAGTCACTCCTGAGTGGTTTCCGCGGGGAACAAACTGCCCTGATGGGCGAGGGTTTCTGCAAGCGCGAGATTCTTTGCGGCCGTCGCCGCATACGAGTGCTTAAGCTCAATTCCGAGATATCGGCGTCCGAGCCGGATCGCTTCGTAGCCTTCACTGCCTATTCCTGCAAACGGCGACAGCACCAAATCGCCACGGTTGCTCCACAGTCGGATGCACCGTTCAATCGTGCCCAACTGTAACGGGCAAATGTGGCGCTCATCGTCATTCTCTTTTGCCACGGCGGTATTGAGGGTGTCGGTTTCGTCGATGCCATACCAAATGGGCCGTGCCCACTCAATCCATTCATCGTTCGACAAATCGGGAGCAATTGCGACGGCGTTCTCGCCAGGTTTGCGGAATACGAGAATGTAGTCGGCGAGCGCGGGCCGCAGCCAACTCGAATCCTTGCGGAGCTGCACGAACAGCAGCGCTTTCGAGTGCGTGCGAATCGCCTGGGCTTGCGGATCTTTGTCGATGCAGACTTCGCCGTGATACACCCAGCCGTCATTCACGAAGGCGCGAATCATGGCGCCGCGGAGGTCAATCAAGCCGATGACGCCGTGATGAACTTTCGTGCTGGTGATTTGTGAAATGTGGCAGCACGTGAGACGGCCGGGTTTCGTCACATTGAACAAGCCACTCGTGACGTAAGCGAAGTGCTCGAAGAATTCGTCTTGATTGCGGGAATTGCCAAGGTCGCGCTCAGATGCTGAATACACGAACAACGATGAGAAGGGTGGACTGTAGACGGAGAGGTCCACCGAATCATTCGGCAGCGTCGCGAGCTCCTCGATACAATCACCCTGTCGCAGTTCCCAGGAGGCGCTAGTCCAGATGCGTTCGCTCACAATAACTCTCCAGATACGGATCGCACTCTTGGCTTCGACGTTGTAAACGAAAATGCGATACGCCCACAAATCGAACAATAAACCCAATGATGAAGTTCATCACCAATACGCGCACAATCATTCCGGCACGGTTGACAATGGACGATATGAAGAAACCAATGTCGCACGCCGGTCCAAATACGTTCGTTCACTTGAGATGCTCCGTCGCTTCGTCTTCGGGTTGCGGGTCTGGCCATCGCCGATTGAAGTTCATTTCCTGCTTCTCTTTCAGCCGGCGCGCGAGGTCCAGTGCTTTCCCGCCCGCGCGCCAATAACCGTCAATCGCCAAGATGATCACATCCACCCACTCCTCGAGGTCCTCAGGTTTCGCGCGAATCTCCGCGAGTTCTTTTTCGATGTGCTTCGTGATGCCAATCGTGCGGCGGCCCTCGCCAAACGTCAGCCGGGACCACGTGCGCTGCGCGGAGACGTAGGCGCTAATGTTCATTGCCCTTTGCCGGTAAAGACGAGTAAATCTAATTCGGCTTGATCGAGTTGCGCAGCCCGCACTCTGAGCTCCTTGTCGGCGATTTCGCAAGCCAGCATAGCCGCGACTTGCGTCGCTTTTGCTTCACGGAACTTCATGCGAAGTTCTCGAATCTTCTCGATCAGCGCATTCGCATCGTTCATACGGCAATCTCTTCGCGCTCGAAGTCGCGCATTGCGCTCAGGAGTTCGGTCGCCAGCACATTCGCCCGCGCTTCCTTGCGCCTGACGTTCTCCACCACGACGCGCTCCGCATCAGACACGATGATCGTCGCTTCCACCGCGCGCTTCTGACCAAACCGCCAGCAACGCCGCAGGCCCTGATAGTAACTCTCATAGCTATCAGACAAGCCGCAGAACACCATGCGCGCGCAGTGTTGCAGGTTCAAGCCGAATCCAACGATGGACAATTTACTGATCAGAATGGGGAACTTACCCTGTTGGAACCCAAGAACCGCGCGCACTTTCTTCTCGTAATCATCGCTGCCTTGCACATTCACGGAATGCGGAAGCAGCGTAGCAAGCGTGTCGCTTTCTTCGTTCAAGCCACACCACACGAGCCACGTGTCGTATTCGTCGACAATCGCCTGCACCGCATCAACGCGCGCTGACAACGAGCCGCGACGTGCCGCTAAGCGCCCTTTCAACCCGCGCGAGCCGAGTTCTGGAAACAACGCGTCAGCGACCGACTGGCTTTCGATCACATGATTCCGAATCGTCAACGCCGGCAGAATGAATCCGGTATCGTCGTAGCCGAGGTCTGACGGCTTGCGAAACGCGACGGCCCAGGACGCCAGCCACCGAAAGAACGGCTGTCGCGCGTGGCGCTTCATGCGCCAGCCTTGATCGTCATGGACAAACCACGTCGCGAGAAACTCCGCGCGGGTCTGGATGCCGAGAAACTCTGCATGGTTCGCGAGTTCGGCGATATCGTTCGGGCTCGGTGTCGCGGTGCAGCAGAGCCGATATGGCGTGCGTGCAAACGTCTGAATCAGCGTTGTGCGCGTTTTCCCGTCATAGCTCTTCAAGATGCTGGATTCATCGAGCACGACACCCGCGAATTGCGAGACATCGAACCTATCGAGCATTTCGTAATTCGTGATCACGATGCGATGGCCTTCAGCGGTCGCTTGGCCGCGCGCGTAGTGCACCGGCACGCCGAACTTCACGCCTTCGGCCACGGTTTGTTCCGCGACACAGAGCGGCGCCAGAATCAGCACGCGGCCCGGGACGGTTTGCGCCCACGCGAGTTGTTGCGGCGTCTTGCCCAATCCGCAATCGGCGAAGATGGCCGCACGGCCTTTGCGCATGGCCCATCGGACAATGGCAGTCTGCCAGTCAAAGAGTTTCGGCGGCAAGTCTGCAGGCGGGATCGCGGTCCCGGCCCAGCCGCGCTGTTTACGTTGTAAGAATTCGGCGTAACTCATTACTTACTCTTTTTAGCCGATTCTCTCACATTGATTGTAACGTGCCGTGCCGTTCTGCGATGTTTTGACGAATTCCCGACGTGTCCTCCCGCATGGAATCCTAAGCGCATGGACTTGTGCGGCGACTTTAACGTGTAGCTCCCAGGCTCGAACACACTGGACCGATCAAAAGACACAATCTCGCGAGCAATCGCCGCTGGCGTGATATACCGCACCCAGCGCTTGTGGTCTTTGACGTAAGTGCGCGTGAGATGCACTTCGACTTCTGTCTTTAAGAGACGGCTAGTCGCCTTAGCGGCGGCGCACTGCGCCGGATCATTTTGACGAGAACCATTCACATCGTGACGAGTAACTTCGATTTCGAGATCCTTCCCGACCGGCGCATCAACCAGCGGCAATCCTTTATATAATCCCATTACACTTACTCCTGATAACTCATGACAGGATCACGCGGCCGCTTTCGTAGTCGACGGTTTGTAGTTTGCGCTCGATGCCATCGGCACTCGTCACGATGTAGATGGTCGCGATCTGCGCTCCACCCGGCAGCGCGTTGAGCCGCTCGATGAGTTCCTCAATCGTCATGGTTATTTCCGAGTCAAATCAGGAATAGTTCGACCACCGCCAGCATTCTCATAACCATCAACTAGCATTGGCCATTCTTTACCACCGCAAATCACGAAAAACGCAGGCGTCTTGCAACAGCATCGTGCATAATGCCGATCGCATGTTCGGCACCATTTGAAAGCAACGACGCCACGTGGGTTATATGCCACATCGCGAAGACGTATATCTGCATCAGGGCAAATGCACTTTTCAGTTTCATTCCTGCATGTCGTGCAAATCATAGGGCCTCCTGCTCGGCGATGTAGCCGACAATCGCCAGAAGCTGAGATTTCCACTGCCGGATCTGTGCGCGGTCGTCGGCCGTGAGTCGAGAGCCATCAGACACCAGTAAGGCGCCCTCTTTCGTGCTAAGCCGATGGTTCCGTTTCTCGAGGTCAATCGCTAAGAGAATCGCGGCGTCTGGCAACATCAGCCCGCTCCGTAGCGTCGTAAACGTCATGCTTCGGCTCGCCGGCGCGCGGCCCAGTATTTGCGCATCCGCACGCCGATGGCTTTGCGCTGCGCGGCCGTCATGCCCTTACGCTTGGGCGCACGGCGCTGGGCTTTTGCCGGGGTAAACGTCTCAACCTTCTCGGCGCCATTCAGATACTGGAGCAGCGCCTGCCGTTCATGCTCCAATTCCGCGAGGCGTGCCTGGGCGCCCACGGCCGCGAACATTTTCACTTGCTCAGTCGAGAGACTCATACGCATCCTCCATCAGCTGATCTTGGCTTGTTGTTCATTCCACGGATTCACGCCGGGTGCCGTGACGGCGCCGTTGTTCCGGATGTCGGCCCACGACCACGACTCGGCGCCATCTACATGCAAGACGAACGCGATTTCCCCGGCAGGCAATTCCGGATGATTCGTGGCGCGGAGGATCTCCTGCACGGCATTGGCGATGTGGCGCTTTTGTTCAACGGAAAACATACGCATCCTCCTAGAAACTCATGTCCGAATCGTCAGCCAAGGGCGCATCGCTCGGGAATCCCGTCTCGGACTGCGCTGGCGGCGCCCAGCCGTTTCTCAACCTAACCGCCCACCCGCGAGCTCGAGCGGCATCTTTTCGGTTGTAGGGCGCGACAGGCTTGCCAGTCGATGTCAATGTGCCTTCAGCCTCAGCGCGTTCCGCGAAGTAATCCAACCGCGCCGCGACCAAATCGAGATACTCAGGTGGACATTCGCTGAACGGTTTTCCGAGTTGACTTTCGCCACTCCAATCTCGCGGGTCTTTGGCATGGATGACGGGATCGCCCCATTGGCCGTCAAGATCAGCATCGCTCGCCACGATAGTTTGCACGGGGATGGCATTCATGATGTGCGTGAGCATCGCGGCCATACGTTGTAAATGACCATCGATTGAGCGCAGCACGTCAACGACATCTTGCGCGGTGGCAGGCATTACACCATCTCCTCAGGCGCGTAGAACCCATGCACGACATCGGGATAGACCAGTCGCGCAAGTTTCGCACTCGCCCGGGCGACGAGCATGTCTGCCGGATTCTTTCCCCAGCCGCTCCCCTCCCACGCTTTGTCCCCTTTCGACCATGCGGCTTTCCCCTCTTCGATCGTGTAGCTCAGCACAATCTCAGGGTCATCGCCGCGTTTCGTGACGAATGTGGCGCGCTTATCGGTGCGTTCGGTGCATCTGAAATATTTCGCTTTGCTGTTACGGAGCACGAGCGCGCGGAGCAGGTCGGCAGCGAGGGTGGGCTTGCCCTCGATGATGTGAAAGCCGCGGAGACTCGCCATCGCGGACATCCCGAGCTCGCGACCGGCGAGAATGGTCGACAGCACAGCGGGCGCATTCCCGTAGGCGCTAAAGAGTTTGCTGCCGAAAAGGTCTGCGGCAAGCTGTTTCGCCTCCTGCATGTTACGCGGCTCAAGTTGGCGCTCATATTCAGGCGGTGCCGGTTCGCGGACAACCAACGTCGCTGGCGTCAGGACAGGCGTAGGCGCTTTGGCAGGCTTGGCCTCATCCCCGCCGTTGTTCGCCACGCTGGGGGCCTCCTGACGCACTGATGGAGTATTCACAGCGGGATGTCCCTCTGGCGTTGGCAATCCGGCCATTGCGGTATTGAATACAGCCTGCGGTGTCTGGACGTGGCTGTTCATTGCGGCCTCTTGAACTTCCATCAGCGTCGGCATCGCTTCGCGGATATCAGCCATGAGCGGGTCCTCATCGCCGAAGACTTCGATGTCTGTCGGCACGCGCGGTTTCCAAATCTCGTCGAGGGGAATCGGGACATCGGTGCGCAGCGCGAGGAGTTCGCGCA